ATATAAAAGAACAGACAACAAATAAAATATATAATGATGATAATGAAGAAGAATTAGATAAATTAAAAATAATTTATGTTAGAGTATCATCAGAAACACAAAAAAATGATTTAGAAAGACAAAAACTATATATGCAAAAAAGATATCCGAAACATTTATTAATAGAGGATATTGGTTCTGGATTAAATTTTAATAGAAGAGGATTGAGAAAGATAATAAAATATGCAATAAATGGACAATTAGAAGAGTTAGTTGTAGCATATAAAGATAGGTTAGCTCGTTTTGGTTTTGAATTAATAGAAGATTTAATTAAAGAATATTCAAATGGAAGAATAATTATACTAAATAAAAATAAAGATTTAGAACCAGAAGAAGAGTTAGTAAAGGATGTGTTGCAAATAATGAATATATTTACCGCAAAAATGAATGGATTAAGAAAATACAAAGAAATAGACTAATATTTCTATATAAATTTATAAAGAAATATCAAGTTTTGTGTTACTAGTAGCAACCCATAATTTAATACCTAGACAACAATTTAAATTATTATGTTATGAAGTTTTGCAAGATTTTGCTGTAGATCATTATTTTTCAACAGATGCAATTAATGCTATACAAGCAGCTTCAGAAGATTATATGACAGAAGTATTTCAAAAATCAAATGAAATTTCTATAAATGGTAAAAGAAAAACTATTCAACCTAAAGATATGAATATTGCTAAAAAATATAAAAGAGAATATGAATAATTTATTTTATAAACAAAGATAATTTTTTTTTAAATATAGAATTAAATTCTATTAAAAAGATTTTATAATGATAAATGCGCAAGCTTCTGGTATTAAAACATTACATTGTGCTAAGGTGTAATGATCTGCTTCTGGTATCCATTCTTTTTTTATAATTGGACATATATCAGAACTTATCCACACACGAAGATTATTTACATTAAGATTTAATTGTTGAGCATACTGCTCTTTAATGTTAATCATAGTAGTTGTATTATCTACATCAAAATTATACCATTCATTATTGTTAGAGTTCATAATTTGAATGTTCATAATTTTTTTATTAAGTATTTATAATTATTACAATATAGTAAATTTTATTTTCAATTTTTTATTTTTTTTTAATATATATAAAGTTTTAATTTTATTATATATATACAAAGTTATGCCAAATTTAACAAATAATTTTTATACTTATACTAATAATAAAAAAACAAGACACTATATTGAGACTGGAACTTATTTAGGTAATGGGATACGTGATGTATTAAATAATTATGAATATATACATTCAATAGAATTAGCAGATAAATGGTATCAACACAATGTTGAACAATTTAAAAATTTTGAACATGTCAAAATGTATCATGGAGACTCTAAAAAAATACTACCACAATTACTTAATAATATTAAGGAACCAGTTACTATATTTTTAGATGCTCATTATAGTGGTGGGGCAACTGCTTTTGGTGAAGAAGAAGTTCCTTTATTATTTGAGCTTGAAATATTAAAAAATAGAAAATATAATGATATTATTATTATTGATGATTGTAGATTACTTGGTAAGACGGGTACATGTGGTTCAGGAGGTAGTCCAATATATCCAGAAATGACTTATGACTGGAGAGGTATTACTGAAAATCACATTGTAAATTTAATGAAAGAAGACTATATATTATTAAAAAATGACAATAAAATATATACAGATGGTATTACAGACCAATTTATACTTGTTAAAAAAATATAATTTTAGGCATTTAGAAGATAATTATATAAAAAGATATTGTTTTATATAATTATTATATAGTTATTTATGATTTTAATTAGTTTTAACATTAATGGTATTAGAGCAAATAATAATAAAAATAAAGAAGATAATGCTTTACATACAATTATAAACGAATATAATCCTGATATAATTTGTTTACAAGAAATTAAATGTTCATCTTGTCATTTAAATGAATTTCAAAAATATGAAAATTATCCTTATATTACTATCAATCCTGCAAAATCAAAAAAAGGATATTCTGGAACGGCTATGATGTCAAAAATTAAACCATTGAATATTTATCTTGATTTTAATTTTTTAGATAAAAAATTAGATTTTGATTTTATTAATGAAGGAAGAGTTATAACACTAGAATTTGATAAATATTATATTGTATCGTGTTATGTTCCTAATTCTAAAACTAAATTAGAAAGGTTAGAACAAAGAACAGATATATGGGAACCTTTAATGAGAAAATATATTAATAAATTACAAGAATTAAAACCTGTAATATTATGTGGTGATTTAAATGTTGCTCATCAAAATATTGATATATATAATCACAAAGGACATTCTAAATCTGCAGGTTTTACAAATGAAGAAAGAAATGAATTTACAAATTTATTAAATGAATGTGATCTTATAGATACATTTAGAGTATTGTATTCAGAAGAAAAAAAATATACATATTGGAGTTATTTAGGTAAAGCTAGAATAAAAAATAAAGGTTGGAGAATTGATTATTTTTTAATTTCAAAAAAATTAAAAAAAAAATTAAGTAATTCATTAATATTAGATAAAATTTATGGATCGGATCATTGTCCAATATTATTAGAAATTATGTAATATTAGTTTAATTAGTTTAATTAATTTTTTATTTTATTATTATATATTTAATGAACAATGAATAATAAATATATAATATTTACATTAAATAAATCAAATACAGATATTAGCGCAAATACAAATATAGATACAAATATTGATACAAATACAAATATAGATACAAATATAGATACAAATATTGATACAAATACAAATATTGATACTAATATAGATACAAATATAGATACAAATATTGATACAAATACAAATATAGATACAAATACAAATATAGATACAAATATAGATACAAATATTGATACAAATATAGATACAAATATTGATACTAATATAGATACTAATATAGATACAAATATTGATACAAATACAAATATTGATACAAATACAAATATTGATACTAATATAGATACAAATATTGATACAAATACAAATATTGATACAAATACAAATATTGATACTAATATAGATACTAATATTGATACTAATATAGATACAAATATTGATACTAATATAGATACTAATATAGATACAAATATAGATACAAATAATAAACCAGTACTTGATATAAAATTAAAATATACAAATATTTTAGTTTTTAACAAGTATTTAAAATATAAAGTATTTAAAAAATTTATTGAAATAGATAAATTAAATATTGATCAATTATCAAGTAATTATAATGCAATACATTATTTAAATAAAAACATTGATAAAATTAATTGGTCATTATTATCGAGTAATCCGAATGCAATATTTATATTAGAAAATAATATAGATAAAATAAATTGGAGTAATCTATCTGGAAATATAAATGGAATAGATTTATTGGAAAAACATTTTAATAAAATTAATTGGTCAATTATATCAAGTAATCCTAATGCAATATCAATATTAGAAAATAATATTGATAAAATAAATTATAAAAGTTTATCATATAATATTAATGCAATACATATTTTAGAAGAAAATATAAATAAAATAAATTGGAATAATTTATGTGAAAATATTAATGCAATATCAATATTAGAAAATAATATTGATAATATTAATTGGCATAATTTATCAAAAAATTTAAATGCAATATCAATATTAAAAAAATATAAAAATAATATTGATTGGTGTTATATTTCAAGAAATTATAATGCAATTGAACTTATTGAAAATAATATAGATAAAATAAATTGGTTTGAATTATCTAGAAATACCAACATTAAAGCTATAAATATATTAAAAGAAAATAAAGATAAAATAAATTGGCTATGGTTATCATTAAATTCAAATGCTGTTGATTATTTAGAAGAAAATACTAATAATATTGATTGGTGTTATATTTCTAGAAATTCAAATATATTTACAAATAAATATATTAAAATTATATAAAAAAATATTAATATTATAAAATATAAAATATAAAATGAATATTATTAACAAAGAATATTTTTGGGATATTAAAAATAATTTTATTTACATTTATAAATATAAAAAAAATGTAAATTTAAAAATAATATTTATTAATAAAAATGAAAATGAAAATGATAATGATAATGATAATGATAATAATATGTATGATAATATAGAAAAAGAAAATATTGATGAAGATGAAGAAGATATTGACGATGAAGAAGAAGAAGATGAAGATGAAGATATTGATGAAGAAGATCAAGATGAAGATGAAGATGAAGAAGAAGAAGAAGAAGAAATTAATAAAAATAAAAATAAAAATAAAAATAAAAATAAAGATAGAGATATTGTAATTAATATTAATGAAATATACGATGAAGATAATATTGATTATTTAAATGCAAAAAATTTATTAAATAGTATTATTTTACCAAGAACATTTTCATATAAACATTTAATTGTACCAATACAATTTTATAAAAATAATAATAAAATAATTGTACTTGGTAGCTATGCGATAACTCATCTTGAATTATTAAAAACATTATATGAATTTTATAATGTTAAAGTTCTAAGTATTGATGAATTAGAAGAAATAAACAATGATGATTATTGGAATTATGTTGATAATGCAAAAGAATTAAAAAATCCTCATTATTTAAATACACTAGGATTACTAACTAATTTTGAATATATTGAAATAATAGAAAATGATATATTTAGATTTATATTGAATAAAATTTAATTTTTTTTATATTTATATATTTATATATATTAGTATGGAAAAAGATTATAAAATAGATTTTTTAGGTAGTGGAGCTTTTGGCTGTACAGTATGTCCACCAATAAAATTATCAGAAGAATTTAAAAAAATTGATTTTTCAATACCTGATTTTTCATTTGATAAAGTTTCTAATTGTGATTATATTGGAAAAATTTTAGCTTTAGGTAAATCTTCTGATTCTTATGAATCAGAAATAAAAAATTTACTAGATATACAACAATTAGATCCTGATGGTAAATATACTCCACAATTAATATATGCAAATATACATACATCAAAAAATTTTTTAAATAAAATTAAAAAGAATGAAAAACTATCTAAATGTTTAATTGATAAAATAAAAAAAGAAAAAAATTATGGATATATTATATTAAAAAATGTTGGAATAAACCTACAAAATAAATATGAACAATATAAAGAAAATAACGATGATTTTAGATTATTATTAAATTGTATGGATATAATATTATTTTTAAGAAAATTTATTAAATTATTAGAATTTTTAGATCAAATATATAAAAAATATATACATTTAGATATTAAAGGTGATAATATTACTGAAAAAAATGAAGAAATGTTTCTAATAGATTTTGGACGGTTTCAAGAGATAAATAAAAATAATGTAAATAATTCTGTTATAAGATATTTAAAACAACAACACTATACGGCATCATTTGAACTAAAAATATATAATAATTTATTAAAAAAACAAAAACAAAATATAAATAATAAAACAATTATTTATATAATACAATATATAGATGATAATTTTGAAAAATTAATTGAACCATATGTATTACATATATTTATTAGAAATATTTTTGAAGAAATATTTTCTTCAGATTGGAAAGAACAATTAAAAGAAGGATACAATATTACATTTCGTGGTAAAGAATATAATATAAGTAATATTGATAATTATATTAGATTTCGTCAAAAAGAATATTTTATTAATTATTTATTAGAAAAATATAAATTTGATTATTCAAAGATAATTATTGATGTTGATGTTGATGATTTTATATATGAAATGTTTTTACCAATTATAAATAAAATAGATATGACTTATATTGGTCTTACTTTTGCAAAGATTATATTATGCGCAAATTATGATACTTATGAAAAATGTAAGCCACAATTTAAAGAAAAGTTTGAAAAATTAATAAAAGATTTATTATTTAATAAATTTGTTGATGTAAAATCTTTTCTTTTAAGATTTAAATACATAATATATTATGAATATATCAATCTTTTATTATCTTAGAAGTTTTATTTCAAATATAGATAAATTTAAAATAATATATAATATATTATTTTAAATATTTGGATGAGAAGGGATTCGAACCCTTGAAGCATTACGCATGTGATCTTAAGTCACACTCCTTTGACCAAACTTGGATACCCATCCTAATAATTATTAATAGATATTCCATTAACTGAATATCTTAATAATTAAATTTTGTTAATACTAAAAATTGCACATATTTGATAATATAATATTATATATTATCTATTAATATATAATATATTATATTGTTATCTTTAAGTCATTTATTAAGTTTTTAACCATTGAAAAAAATTACAAGTTTTATTAATATTTATTTTTATTTCTGATTTAAAATCTTCATCAATTTCCATATATTTTTTACTATGTTCTAAATATTCACTAAGTAATTTTTCTTTTTTATTTTTTAATAAATTAATATCTTCTAAATCTTTAAATTTTTCTTCAATATTAATTAATTTATTATTATAAATATTTTTTTGATGTGTTATATCATTTAATGTTTTATCATATAATATTTGTTTTTCATTACTATCAATTTTATTATGATTTAATAAAATATATTTTTCTTCTTTTTGTAAATTTAATAATATTGTTTTGTATTGTTCTTTTTCTAATATATTATTTTTATAATTTTTAATTATTTTTGTTATTGAATCTATTTTTTGTTTTTTTATTTTTTGTTCAATAATTAATTCTTTAACTAATGCAAAAACATTTGTTGAATATGTATAAATATATTTATTACGTATTTTTTCAGGAATAATAAATTGATTTGTAGATTTAATTTCAATAACTTCTTTTTCAATCATTTCTAAAAATTTATTTAAATTTTTTTTTTTATCAATCATATCAAATAATAATACTTGACCTGATTTAAATTCACATTGTGATTGTAAATTATCAAATTTATCTGATGACATACGATGTGCTTCTGCTTTTGCATCTAGTTTTAAATAAGATATTAATGATAATAAAAAAGTATTAAAACCATTTAATGAAGAAATTAATATTGGATTAAATTCAAAATTTTCAAATGATAAACTTAAAACACTTGCTAAAGCAGATATAAATATAGCTGGTAACATTAATATATTTAAAATTTGTTGACAATAAAGTTTAGATTCCATATATATATTTTTTTGTCCTTTTAAATAAACAGCAATTATATCTAATGCACATGAATCATTTATATCATCTTTTTCTTTATAATCTTTTTCTTTAATATCTTTAATATCTTTAATATCTTCATTATCATTTTTATCATTTTTATCATTTTTATCGTTTTTATCGTTTTTATCGTTTTTAATATTTATAATTTCATGTATTGCTTCATTACTATTTTCACTATTATTTTCTGAATTATTTTCTAAATATGCTAATGATCCAGAAATAACAGGTTTAATTATATACATTTCATTCATTTCATTCATTTATTATATTATATTTATATAGTATAATAAATCTTTATATAAAACATTATTATCTTGTTAATTTTTTACCCGTTTTAGTTGAAGCTGCAGTTGCTGTTAATCCTGCAGCTGATGCATGTACGTGTGTTGCCGATGCTGCAGGTGCATGTACGTGTGCTGCTGATGCTGCAGGTGCAGGTGCATGTGTTCGTGTATGTGTTCGTGTTCCACCATCTCCTTCACCATCACCATCACCATCACCATCACCATCACCATCACCATCATCACCATTTGATTTAATAAATTTAGTATATATAAGATATAAAATTATTAGTAATAATGGAACACCAAATGCTATTGTCATCCAAAAAAACATACTATCAACAGCACATTTACTATCACATTCTTCAGTCTCAATATAATTATTTTCTTTAATACAACTTAAGCCTCCATTGGCAGCTGGTTTTGTAACTATATATTTTCTTTTTATTTTTCCTTTAACTAAAGGATCTTTACCATTACAAGCAATATTAGGTTCGCAAGTTGACCACTCTTCCCAATTACCTTCGCAATTAACAGGACATGTTTTATCACATGTTAAATCTGTTTGTACATAACCATTTGTAAATTCACATGCAGATCCTGAATTAACTGCTTGTGTAAGTATATTATAAGTTCTTGTTCTTTTACCTTTTGCAGAACTTGCATTATTAGTACAATTAGCTTCACAATTTGACCAATTGCTCCATTCACCTTTACAATTAATAGGACATGTTACAACACACGAAGATTCTGTTTCTATTGTATTATTATAATTATTTGAAATATCTTGCATTCTATAAATTCTATTTGTCCTTCCTATTTTATAAGGATCTATACCATTACAACTAGCATCGCATAGTCTCCAATCATCCCATTTTCCTTGAATATTTAAAGGACTTTCTACTTTTTTTATATCATTTAAAAATAAATCAATTGTATAAATATAATATTGTAAACTTGAAACAAGTTGTATTCTTTCAGCTTCAGTTTTTGGTATTGTAAAATAATTATTATAAGATATATCATTTTTAGATATATCATTCATAGATATATCAATATGTTTTTCTAATTCTCTTTTAATAGAAGTAAAAACTAATTTTCTTAATAATAAATTTGGGATTGTTAAATCGCTAGCTCTTTTATTTAAATTATCCATAACACTTAAATATTGTTGTTGATCAAAATCAAGTTTATATAATTTCATATCATTTAATCCGACAATACCATTTGGTATAAAAGTTTCTCTATTTTTACTATTTTCAGAATTAAAAAAATTATATGCATTATTAGTTTGATTATAAAAATTTTCTAAAGATATATCTTCTATTCTAAACATTTATATATAATATAATATATATAAAATATTTTTAATATAATATATTTATTAATATAATATATATCTATGGAAAAAATTAATAATAAATCTGAATTTGAACATATAAATGAATCTACAAATGATTCTGATATTGAACCAAAAAATGAATCAAATAATTTACAAACTGTTATAATAATATTTGTAATATTAATTGTAATATTATTTATATTAAGATATATATATTTATATATATATTATCCAAGTAATTCTAATAATCAAATTGTTCAAATTGTTCCAAGTAATACAAATGTTCCAAGTAATACAAATGTTCCAAGTAATACAAATGTTCCAAGTAATACAAATGTTCCAAGTAATTCATATATTCAAAGTAATGTTGAAGACGGAAGTGGATATTATGAAAAACCTAAAACAGTAAGAAATGGAGAAATTGATGAAAATAAAGTTGTTATAAATCCAACAATAACAATTTTACAAGCAAAAATATATGAAACAAAAACAGAAATTAAAGATAGTATTGTATCAACAACATTAGCTAGTGATGATTATAATAGTAAATATAAAGTTTTTAGTAGTACAGATAAAGCAACTATTTTAACAGCAGATATGATACCTAATTTTAATACTAATGCGAAAGAAGCACCTAAACAAATAATAGAATTTAAATGGACAGATCCAAATACAGGTAAATGCTTTATACCTGAATTTTTAAATAAGAATGGTGATATTATTGTATTGGGTGATTGTTCTGGTAATAATGCAAATTATCAATGGGAGGATGGATTAATTAAACATATTAATAGTAATCGATATTTACGAACATTAAGTGATTATACTATTCCAACAGATAACGAAATATTATTATTAACAATATTACCAGAAAAATCATCATCAGGTTTTAAAACTAGAAAATTTGATTTTGTACAATCTAATAGTAATTCATTAGATGTAAAAATAATACATAGAGATAGTGAAAAATGTATATTTCCTAAAACAGGATCAAATGGTAAAGTATTATTATGTGTTCAAAAATGTTAAATTATTTTTTAAATTTTTTTATAATAATAAAATTATTTTATTATTATAATATATTATTATAATAATGATAAAATTTATAATTAAAAATAGTATTTATATTTTTTTATTATTAATTTTTTTATCATTAATATTTGTTACTTTTAATTATGAAAAAATAATAAAATATTTAATACAGCCAAAAATAGAATCACAACCAGTATTAATACAACAATCAAAAATAAAATCACAATCTGAAATAAAAGAAGAACCAGAAACACAATTAGAACAACAAATATTATCAGAACAACAACAAATATTATTAGAACAAATAAAACTATTAAGACATCGACGACAAAAAAATCTTGAACCAGTTGATTGTGTTGGTTATTATGAAGATGTTGGTGATGGTAATTGTATTATAGATAGATGTGATCCAAGTAATAATATTATTGGTTTAGGTAAAAAAAAACAAAGATTTAATATTACTACTCAACCAAAAAATTTAGGTGCTCAATGTCCTGAACGTGAAATAGTAATAGATTGTTCAAAAAATGCTTATTCTGAATGTGTTAAATGTAATATGAAAAATGGTGGTTATTATATTACTAGTAAATGTAATGTAACAAAATGTTTACTAAAAACAGATAGTGATGCTGGTACTAATACTGCTACAGATACTGGTATTGGTACAAAATCACATATATGGATATCTCCTAGTCTTCCAGTACCTTTAGAAAATTGTATTATGCCACAAGAAGATAATTTAAGTTGTATGATTAATAGTTTTTCTGATTGTAACTGTTCATATACTTATGATTTATTACCTGAATGTAATAAAAACAATACTGTTTGTGATAATAAAAATAGTAGTTGTAGTTTTAATTATATAAAAACAGAACCATTAGAAAATGGTATTTGTACGACAGAATTTGAATATCCTTTAATTACTATAAATGATGGTAATTGTAGTTGTATAGTTGAAAGAACAGAAGGAGACTGGGAATATACAAATGAAAGATGTGATCCAGATAATCCTACTACATTTTTAGCTACAAAAAGATCTAGAATAATAACAATTACAAAACCTTCAACTGCTTATGAAGGATGTTCATTTAGACCATTAGTAAATGAAGTAATATTAGAAACAGATAGAGATAAAGGATTTCTAAATTCAAATCAAGAATTTCAATTTAGACCAAATAAATCTACATTCAAAACTATACAAACAGAAACAAATATAATTTTTCCTGATCATCCAAGTTGTAAATGTGAAGGTCCAGATACCAGTTTAAATACATCATATACAGATTGGAGTGAATGGGATCAAACTTGTCCCAGTAGAACAGATTATACTAAAACAGATGATGATTTTACAATATCACGAACTCGAACAAGAACATATAAAAAAACAAAAGCAGAATTAACAAATGGGACTTGTTATCAATCAAATAATGAATATACAGAACAAACAGAAAATAATGTATTATGTCCTCGTGACTGTTCTGGTAATTATAGTAATATTATAGCTGAATGTAAAAATATATCTGGCTTACCTATTGATTGTAGTAGAAATACTACCGGTTATATATCAGGCGTAAGAATTAAAACTTTTGATATTTTTAAATCAGATTTAAATTCTGGCGAAATATGCAAAAAGGATATATCAGAATCATGCGTAAAAGAATGTCCTGTTAACTGTGTTGGTTATTATCAAGATATTGGCGATGGTACTTGTATTGTTAATAGATGCGATTCAAATAATAATACTATAGGTAAAGGGACAAAAAGACAAAGATTTCATACTGTAACAGAGTCAAAACATACTGGTGATATATGTCCTGATCTTGAAAAAGATGAAGAATGTTCAGTAAATGATTATCCAGCTTGTGTAAAATGTAATAGTACTAATGGAGGAGGTGAATATATTTATGGTGGATGTAATATTGTATCATGTGTTCCAGGAACAGAAACTGGAAAAGGTACAAGAACTAAAACATGGACAATAACTAATCCTCCTGTACCTTTAGTAAATTGCATTATGCCACGAGACGAACCTTTAGAATGTACAATTAATAGTTTTCCAAATTGTAACTGTAAAAATGTTCCTCATAATACACCACCAATATGTAATATAACTAATACTGTATGTGATAATAAAAATAGTAGTTGTGAGTTTGGTTATACAAAAATATTACCATTAAATGGTGGTGTTTGTACAACACCATTTGAATATCCTAAAATTACTACAAATGATAGTGTATGTAATTGTATAGTAAATAGAACACCGGGAGAATGGCAATATACAAGTCCAGTATGTGATCCAAGTAATCCTACAACATTTACTGCTACTAATAGATGGAGAGAAATAACAATTACAAAAACAGCTGGAAGTTATGATGGATGTTCATTTGCACGATTGACAAATGAAGTAATAATAGACGCAGATGCAGATAAAGGATTTGTTAATTCAAATCAAGATTTTCAATTTAGATTAGGTAAAACAACATTTAAGACAAAACAAACAGAAACAAATATAAGTTTTCCAAATCATGTGAGATGTAGATGTACCGGAGGTGCTACAAATTCAAATGCATCATATACAGGTTGGACTAATTGGAATAATACTTGTCCAGTACGTACTGATAAAATAAGACCAGATGCTGATTATACAATATCACGAACTAAAACAAGAACATATAATAAAACAAATAGCGCTATTCTTTTAGCTAATCATTCTTGTCCTGAAGCAGGACCTAATTTTACAAGAGTTGATGAAACAGTACTATGTCCAAGAGATTGTAAAGGTGGAGCTTATCCAACAAATTGGAGTGATTGTAGTAGTAATGGTGCTAACTTAACATGTGGTCCAGCTTCAAGTGAAAGACAACCTAAAAAAATGGGTAAGCAAGTAAAAAATTGGGTTCCTGGTCCTGGAAATGAAGCAATTAATAATGGTACAACATGTGCTTCTCTAAATCCACAACAGATACGAGATTGTAGTCTAAATTGTAATATAAACTGTTACGGTGGTAGATGGGGTGATTATAGTGCTTGTAATGCTGAAGCATGTGGTCCAGCTGCGACTGAAAAAATACCTGAAAAATATGGAACTAGGACTAGAGTTTGGGTTGATGGAACCCGTTCTGGTACTGGTTCAGCATGTCCAGCGGAAGCACCACAAGCATGTTCTAATAAATGTGATATAAATTGTTCTGGTAACTGGAATAATTGGTCTCCTTGTAATGCTAGAGCATGCGGTCCAGCTTCAAGTGAAAGAGAAAAAACAATAACTGGATCAAGAACAAGAACTTATAATGGTTTTAGAGCAAATAATGGTTCTGCATGTCCAGAAACATTAACGGAATCATGTTCAAATAATTGTCCTATAGACTGTTACGGTGATAGATGGGGTGATTGGCCTGGTTGTAATGTAACATGTGATAATCCAGGGACTCAAACTAGATATAGTACTGGTGGAATCCAAAATTTAACTGGTAGAGCATGTCCAACAACAGATGTATCACCATGTCCTGCGCCATCATGTCCAGTACCAGAACCATATTATGAAGAACCAAGTTGTAGTTGTACTTATAGGGTAAATACTTGGTGGGGTAGCTACGACGCACAAAATTGTGATTGTGATGGTTGTCCATGTGACGGTATGTGGGGTTCATAATTGGGATCATAATTGTGATCATATTTGTGATCATAATTGTGACAGTGATGGTCATGGTCAATATGATCTATGTAACGCTATATAGAGATCATAATTCATAAAAATATATTATCAAAAAATAAAAATATATATATTAATAATATATTATGAAAATAGATAATATTTTAAAAATAATTATTATAATATTATTTATTATAATATTAATAGCAATATTTTTTTATCCATGGAAAGAAACAGAAACAATAGCACCAACAATAGCACCAACAATAGCACCAACAATAGCACCAATACCAAGACCAAGACAAAGACCAAGTCAAACACCAATACCAGGACAAACACAAACAGAAACAGAAACACAAACACAAACACAAACAGAAACACAAACAGAAAGTATTTGTATAGAAAGAACACCTGAAGAGTGGAAAAACATAAATGAAATATGCGATCCATTAAATAATACAACACTAATTACAAATAGATCAAGACAAATATCAATTATAAAAACAAATGGTGAAAATGAATGTTCATTTAAACCATTAACAAATGAAATAATATTAAAAACAGATACAGATAAAGGATTTTTAAATTCTAATCAAAAAATTCAATTTAAACCAAATGTTTTGAGATTAAATACTGTACAAACAGAAATAAATAAGGAACCAAATCATATAAAGTGCAAATGTGATCTTACTGATCTTTCTGATCTTTCTGATGTAAGTCAAAATATATATACAGATTGGAGTGACTGGGATAAAACATGTCTTGATCCTTCAGATAATACTTTTTCAGACAGTAATTTATTAATATTTAAAACTCGAAATAGAAGATATAAACCGATTAGTGATAAATTAGAGGGAAGTGCATGTATATTTACTGAAGAAATAGGAGTTAATTGTCCAAGAAACTGTAAAGGTCCAGATGCTAGTTTAAATACATCATATTCAGAGTGGGATGATACAAATTGGGAAAAAATATGTCCAGATCCTACTGATACTATTCGTCCAGTAACTGATTATAAAATAACAAAAACACGAACTAGAACATATAATTCAGAAATAAAAGAATTAAATGGTGGAAAATGTCAGGAAGCAGATATTAAATATACAAAAGAAGAAGTAATAATTGATTGTTCAAGAAACTGTATTGGTGGTGATTGGGATTATAATGCTTGTAATGCTCTTCCTTGTGATATAGGTAGTGTAGAAAGAGAGCCAATTAAAACAGGAAAAAGAACAAAACAATGGAAAGGAGGAATAGAAGCTATTAATGGTGGTAAAACTTGTACAGAAATGCATCCTACAGTTGATAATATAGAATGTCAAAATGAATGTAATATAAATTGTAAAGGTAGATGGTCAGCATGTAGTGAACCATGTGGAAATGGAAAAATAACATTTACAACAAATACTCCAAATACAACAGATACTCCAAAAGCGCATAATGGATTAGATTGTAAAGATGATGATGGTTCTATAATAACAAATGGCCAAACAAAAGATTGTTTTGTAGCATGTAGTCATAATGATTGTAAAAATAATTACTCACAATGTAATTATCATGATGGTATTGATTATCAATTTAATACACCTATTCTTGCAGGACCTGGCGGAAATCCTAATACTTGTGATCCTCAAGGGAATATAATACAATGCCCTGCAAAAACAAATGATAATTTAATGTTTATAAGATATCCTGAAGATAAGTCTGGTAGTGAATTTACTTGGCCAAATACTCAAAATTGGAAAAGCATGCATACAAATAAGAATGATTGGCGGTTTTGGATCAAAGGAGAAGCAGCAGAAGGTTGGGGGTTAAATATGAATGATGATGTTTTAGGATGGGGTCAATTTAGATACAGATTTGACACCAATGGTTTTATAAGACCAGGCACAAATGCAGGTGAATCTAAACAAGACTTATGTTTAGGATTGGGTGATAATAATGAAGCAATATGGAAAAAACATCCTCATTGTTTACCATTTGGATCTTATGATCGGAAAATTCGTGTCAAAGGTCTTAACTCAGGGATATATGATTATTGTCTAGAGCCAGAAAATGATAATAATTACAGTAAAATGATATATCGAGGTTGTTCTGGTAAAACTATACAGTTTTAAAAATAAAATAATATAACATTTTTATAATTATACAATCGTATAATAATTATGTAAATATTTAATATATAATTATTTTATATATTAAATATATGGTTGTAGTATAAACTACTACAAATTACTAAACTTAATTAAACAATTAGTTATAGTTATAGTTATAGCTTTGGTGATTGTGATTGTGATTGTTGCAAGATGTTAAATGTAATCTTAAACAGATTACATAAATTAAACATTAGTTAGATTAGTTAGATTACTTAAATTAAACATTAGTTAGATTAGTTAGATTAGTTAGATTAGTTAGATTAGTTAGATTAGTTAGATTACTTAGATTACTTAAATTAAACATTTTATATTGGTGATTGTTGCTGGAATGTAATCTTGAACAGATTACTTAAATTAAACATTAGTTATAGTTGCTGTAATGTAATCTTAAACAGATTACTTAAATTAAACATTATAGCTTTGATGGTTGCTGGAATGTAATCTTGAACAGATTACTTTAATTAAACATTATAGCTTTGATGGTGATTGTTGCTGGAATGTAATCTTGAACAGATTACTTGAATTAAACATTATAGCTTTGATAGTGATTGTTGCTGGAATGTAATCTTGAACAGATTACTTTAATCTAATATTTGTTAGATTACTTTAATCTAATATTTGTTAGATTATAGCTTTGATTGTGATTGTTGCTGGAATGTAATCTTGAACAGATTACTTTAATCTAATATTTGTTAGATTTCTCGAATCTAATATTTGTTAGATTTATCGAATCTAATATTTGTTAGATTTCTCGAATCTAATATTTGTTAGATTTCTCGAATCTAATATTTGTTAGATTTCTCGAATCTAATATTTGTTAGATTTCTCGAATCTAATATTTGTTAGATTTCTTGAATCATTTAAATCACATGAATAAAGTT